TACCGATGCTTTCTTTATTAGAACTGACTGTCCTAACGGAACAAAGATGTTCAATAGATCTGCATTAACAACTAAAATGGAAGGTGACTTTGAAACAGGTAACGTAAGATACAAAGCCAGAGAGAGATATTCATTTGGATTCTCTGACTGGAGAGCTGTCTACGGTAACCAAGGAGCCTAATAAACTTATAGGTTGGGGGCTTAGTGCCCCCTTCCAACTATTAACATTGACTAGCAAAGCTAGATTACGAGAGGAATAAACAATGGCAAAAACTACATTTCAAGGAGTCGTTAGATCAAACGGCGGAGCAGGCAAAGGCAAAGCAACACCAGGTGTTGTAGTCATGTCTGAAATAATTTCATTCAACCCTGTGGGTGCGGGAGCAGTTGCAGTAAGAATCGGAGAATCAGCAACAGCTGGTGAAACTTTTGTTTTACCAGGAGGAGCAATTCCTATTTCTTATTTAGGTCTCGGTGGAGCAACAGGCGGTACAAACCCAACTGTTGACATCGGAACTGCGGTTGACCCTGATGGATTTTTCAACGAAGTTGATGCAGATCTAAAGGGTACACTAGTGGGAGCTAGTGGTGCTTTAGTTACATCAGCAGGAACATCAGGAGGTCCAGTTACTGTTACAGCTAACCAAGGATCATCTGCTGCTACTGGTGGAACTTGCACAGGTGTTTTTACATACTCAATTGCTGACAACGGTAAAGATTCCGAATAAGATTAACTATTAACTCGGTGGTGGGGTGTAATGACCCCACCCTTAAAAAGGAGAATATAACATGGCTTTAGTAACATACTTAGATGGTGCTAGAAAACTATTAAATCAATACGTAATAACTGCAACAGATGGTGCAGGCGCACAAAACTTAAGTATAGATGTATCAGCCCTTGCTAAAAATAATGGCAAAGCATGTACACATCTATCTTTAAACAAAGTTTACTTTAATGTTCAGGTAACTGATAATGCAGATGCTGTAGAAATGCAATGGGATGCTGACACTAATATACCATTCATAGTTTTAAATGGATACGATGATTACGACTTTAGTTCTATAGGTGGAATATCACCAACGGCTACAGATAAAACAGCCACTAACTTTAGTGGTGATGTCTTAATATCAAATCCAGCAAGAACAGCTGGAGATACTATCTTCATTAAAATGGAATGGATCAAACACTACTAGGAGGTAACATATGGCTACCTCTGGTACACATACATTTAATTTAGATGTAGCTGACATAATTCAAGAAGCCCACGAAAGAGTGGGCATTGAAATGAAGTCAGGCTACGATCTTGTAACAGCAAGACGTTCTTTAAATTTATTATTAACTAAATGGGTTAATGAAGGCGTTAACTTATTTACATTAGATCTAACTACTTTAACTCTAACTAAAGATTCTGCTACTGTAGATTTAGCAGCCAATCAGTATTTAGATATTCTAGATGCTTCAACAAGAGATACAAACTCATCTCCTGTAACTGATACAGCTTGTGAAAGAATCAGCTTAGCAGAATATCTTAACTATCCAAACAAAACAACTAAAGGAAAGCCTGTACAATTTGCTGTTGAAAGAAACAGTCAGTACGATAGTACGGGTGTAGCTAATCATAAAGTTTATTTATTTCCAGTTCCAGATCAGACTTATTATAAATTACAATGTTGGACTATTAGGTATCCACAAGATATAACAGATACTTACACAGAAAACCCAGATATACCTAGAAGATATCTTCCCGCATTAATTAGTGGATTAGCTTTTGAATTAGCAAATAAAAATCCAGACAAAGTCGATGCTACAAGAAGAGCAGAACTAAAAGGTATTTATAATGAAGAATGGGATTTTGCAAAAGAAGAGGATAGAGAAAGAGCAAGTTTTTATATACAACCTAAGATTCGCGGGTACTAAGGACGATGGCTAAAAGAGCTTCAGGTAAATATGCATATCTGATAGATGATCGTTCAGGCAGGAAGATACGATACAAAGATGCGCGAACTGAGTGGAACGGGCTTCGAGTTCACAAAAAAGATTGGGAGCCCAAACACCCTCAACTAACTCCACCCAGGTTAGGACCAGAAGCAACTTCATTATACAACCCTAGACCAGACGCTGATGTAGATTTAACTACAGTTAAGTTAGGTTCTTTATTTGGCAGAGGTACTCCTGGTATAATTTCAGCAACTGGTACTGTCAATATTAATGTAGCAGAAGTTGCAGACACTCCAAGCTTACTGCAAACAGCTTTCACCTTACCAACAATTGCTACAGGCGTTACTACAACAGGTATAGCGGCAGCATCAGCGCGTGGTTCTGTTAACATTAATACAACAGAAAATGCAGATTCACAATTATTACAAACAGCATTTACATTACCAAACATTAGTGTTCTAGAAGAAGCAGACGGTTTAGGTTTATCTTCTGGATTTACAAGTCCAACATTTAGTGCTAGTTCTAATATACCAGTAACTGGGCAGGCTGCTGCTTCGGCTCATGGGGGCACGGGATTAAACTTTAACTTAACAGAGGTTCCTGTCGGTCAACCATTATCTTCTGGCATTGGGTCACTAACTTTCCAAGCTAGTTCTCAGTTAGCTATAACAAGTCCAGCAACTGCTACTGGAATTGGTACTATAAATATTAGTACAGAAGAAGACGTAGGTGGGTTGTCTTTATCATCATCACATGGTACAATATCAATTAGCATTGACAGTTCAGGTTGGGGTATCCAGTCTTGGGGTCAAAATGTTTGGGGTACATAATTATGGGTTTAACATTTAATCAATTAAAACAAGGCATTCAAGATTTTCTAGAAAACTCTGCAGCTTCTTTTATAACAGCTACGGGTTCTGGAAAAGCTCCTATAGAAGTCTGTATAGAATTAGCAGAATTAAGAATAGCTAAAGAATTAGACTTAACAGCCTTTAGAAAAGTAGCTAACTTATCTGTTAGCCAATTTTCTTCTACAGCTGCTGTGCCTGAAGATCTAGTTATTCCTAGATATTTACGTATACAAAATGGTGATTTCTTACTAGAAAAAGATGAAACCTTTATTAAAGAATTTACAAAAAATCCTACAGATAATTCTAAAGCAGGAGTGATAAGATTCTATGCTTTAAACCAAACTGGCACTGCATACACCAGCAGTAACAGACAAACAAATTTCTTATTTGGACCAACTCCATCCCTTGCAACAACGGTTGAAATAGGGTATACTATGAGAGTTCCAGGAATATCATCAGGTAATCAAAATACTTACTTAGGTGATAGAGCCCCAGATGCTCTTCTGTATGGATCATTAATAGAAGCAGTAGCTTTTATGAAAGAGATTCCTCAGCAGATAGAAATGTGGTCTGGCTATTATAATAGAGCCATACAAACATTAGCAAATGAGGAACAGGTAAGAATGCGAAATGATGAGTTTCGCAATGGTGAACTAAAAACAATGACGAGAGGACAATAAAGCATGGCTATTACATCAGCAATCGCAAATAGCTTTAAGCAGGAAATCTTAGTAGGTACTCATAACTTTACAGCAAGTTCAGGTAATACTTTTAAGATAGCTCTTATTAAAGCGAACGCATCGCAATCTGGTACATACAATGCTGGCACAACAAACTATTCGGTAGTTACAGGAAACAGTGACGAACTCGCAAACGGAAGTGGATATACTACAGGAGGAAATACTTTAACAAGTGTTACTCCAGTATTAGATAGTTCAACAGCTGTTTGTGATTTTGCAAACACATCTTGGTCGAGTGCTACATTTACTACAAGAGGTTGCATAATTTATAATACATCAGCATCTAATAAAGCCGTAATGGTATTAGATTTTGGTGCAGACTATTCAGTTTCTAATGGTACTTTTACTGTTGAATTTCCAACAGCAGACGCAAGTAACGCGATCATAAGGATTAGTTAATGGCATCTACTTGGAGTAGCGGTGGATTAAACTTACGTTTAATGACCACAGGTGAAAACGATGGAACCTGGGGTGATC